TAGGTTTGTAGTTAAAGGTTTATCAAAAGACGAATTTGATACTGGACTTGCAGATGCTGATCTTGGTAAAATACATAGTAAACTTGGAGCTACAATGGTAGCACATGCACTTGAAAAAAACAAAGGGAAGAAGGCAAATGACTTTATTTCTTATATTGTTAATTATGCTGGATCCAAATCAGAAGAGGCTTCAGTTTATCTGAAAGTTTATCAATAATGAATTTTAGTGAATTTATAACAGAACAAAAAAATACACACATGACACACATAGAAGATAGTGTAATCTATGGCGGTGTCAAAGGGACACGGGAGGCAATACTTGCTCTCCGTTCTTTAAGAGATACATTAGGAGGCGTACATGATGGAAATGTTAGTGTTAAATGGGACGGTGCTCCTGCTATCTTTGCTGGGACTGATCCTCGTGATGGCAGATTCTTCGTGGCGAAAAAGGGGATCTTTAACAAATCTCCCAAAGTATACAAGAGTGATGCTGACGTTGATGCTGATACTTCTGGCGATCTTGCTGACAAGCTTAAACAGGCTTTGGCATATTTACCAAGTCTTGGTATAAAAGGAGTAATACAAGGTGATTTTCTGTTTGGACCGGGTGATGTTAAAACTCGAAAGATCAAAGGTAAGTCCTATGTTACGTTTCACCCCAATACCATTGTTTATGCAATTCCAGCTGGGACGGAAATGGCCAAGCAAATTACGTCAGCAAAGATTGGAATCGTATGGCATACGAGCTACACAGGTAAATCGTTTGAAACAATGAAACAAAAGTTTGGTGTAGATGTTTCTAAGCTCAAGCCATCAAAGAATGTATGGTCACAAGATGCTATGCTTCGTGATATGACACGGTTTACAATGTCACAGAAAGATACAGATGAAGTCAATGAATACCTATCGACTGCAGGATTTATATTTAATCGGATTGCTGGATCTACATTAAGACAGTTAGAAAACAATCAGCAACTAGCACAGATGATTGAAACACATGCAAACAGTTATGTAAGAGCTGGCTCACTTCCGCCAGATCCAAAGAAAAGAGTAACTGCTCTTATCTCTTTTATTCAAAACAAATATAAAAAAGAAATGGATAAAAGAACTACAGAAAAAGGAAAAGCAGTACAGCAAAAGAAGCTAGATGAAGTACTGAAATTCTTTTCAAATCAAAATAGGAAGTCACTCGAGCAAATATTTGAATTACAAAGAGTAATAGTTCTAGCGAAGTTAAAACTTATAAATATACTTAATAAACTAAACAAAACACAAACCTTCTTAAAAACAAGGAAGGGTTATCGAGTAACAGGCCAAGAAGGATATGTTGCAATCGATAAGCTTGGTGGTGATGCGGTAAAGATTGTCGATCGAATGGAATTTTCGTTTGCCAACTTTTCGCCTACTGTATTAAAAGGATGGGATAAACCGGGGAGAAATTAATATGGCGGATATCGTTCGCTTTAAAGACGTATTTCAAAATCCAAACGCGCTTTCTTTCAAAGACATGTATGTAGTTGAATATAAACCAGGCGAAGATGAACTGGTTAATTATAGAGCTATGCGTCGTAAAAGAACAATTGGCGTAGGTGAAGGGGGTTATGTTGGGGAGTCGGTAAATCCCGATGCACAGCTTCCATGCAACAATCCCGGATGTGATTGTGATCCATGCACTTGTGGTCCAAATTGCTCCTGTGGAAATATCATAAAAGAAGAAATTGATGAAGCTCTTACAATGGCACAAAGGCAAAAACGTGCCAGAATTATGAAAAGATTAAAGAGCAGAATTAAGTTAGGTCGTGAAAGACAAAAACGTAAAATGGCTGATAAAGGTAGGCTTGAAAAGCGTGCTATTAAACAAGCTAAAAATAGAGTTATTAAAAAGATTTTAAAGGGAAAGCAAAAGAGAGATTTATCTTTTGCCCGTAGGCAAGAAATTGAAAAGAGATTGGAAAAGCCCGCATTCAAAGCACGTATTCAAAGACTTGCAAAACGTATGTTCCCGCAGATTCGTAGAGCAGAAGTACAAAGGAAAAAAGGTTGATTAATTCATTTAAGAATTACCTGGTAGAAGAGGAAAAGACTGTATACTTTACATTCGGTCGAATGAATCCTCCTACGGTTGGTCATGAGAAACTTCTTAATACTTTAGCAAGGAAAGCTGGTAAAAATCCTTACCGTATATTCTTATCACAAACACAAGACGCAAAGAAGAATCCACTTGGTTATGCAGAAAAAGTTAAGTATGCTCGTAAGATGTTTCCAAAGCATGCCCGTTCGATTATGCTTGATAAGAAAGTAAAAAACGTATTTCATATTTTACAAAAATTATATAATGAAGGTTATAAGAATGTGGTTATGGTAGTTGGCCAAGATCGACTACGTGAATTCGATATCCTATTGAAAAAATACAATGGGAAGAAAGGACCGCATGGAATTTATAACTTTTCTCGTGTTGATACTGTGTCTGCTGGTAGCCGTGATCCAGATAGCGAGGGCGTTGAAGGGATGAGTGCATCTAAGATGAGATCTGCTGCTGCAGAAAAAGATTTTACATCTTTTGCTCAAGGTTTACCAAAGGCAGTTTCCAATCCAGATGCAAAAGCATTATATAACAAAATACGTTCTGCAATGGGATTAAAAGAACAGAAAGAATTTAAAAACCATTTACAATTAGAACCAGTTTCTGATTTAAGAGAAAATTATGTACAAGGTAACTTATTCATGCCTGGTGATACAGTTGTTGTAAAAGAAACAGGACAACTTGGAAGAGTAAAACATCTTGGTTCAAATTATGTTATTATTGAAAGTACTGGAACAGAATATCGTAAGTGGATTGATTCTGTTGAAAGATTAGATGAAGGTTCTGAATATACTACAGAATCATTTCAATTACAAGAAAAGATTGAGGTAGGACAAGATAAAGATATCGATCATTTACCTGGTTCACAACCTGCTACATTCCAAAAAGGTATTAAAAAGAAATCTACTAAGGCAGCAAGGCATCGTCATTTCCAGAGAATGACAAAAAGATCTGATGACGATCCAACAGCTTATAAAGATGCACCAGGTGATAAAGCTGCAAGAAAAAAGGGAACTAAGCCTTCACAATATACAATTAAGTTTAAGCAAATGTATGGTGAAGCATCAGTCGAATTAACAAAGCAAAGAATTGCTCGTGAAAAAGAAGTTGAAAGAAAGAAAGATGCTGCAGATAAAAAGCGTCATGATTCAATGATGGATAGAGCAAGAATGAGACACACTAGAATGAGGAACAGGACAACCACATGATTAGATTTAGCAAATTTATAGCAGAAGGAGCAGATGCTACATTAGCTGATAAAGCTAAAAAGAGTGGTTTCTCCTTAGGCATTCTGAAACAAGTTTACAAAAGAGGCATGGCTGCTTGGAAGGTAGGACATAAGCCTGGTACCACTCCACAACAATGGGGTATGGCACGGGTAAACAGTTTTATTACTGGCGGTCGTACAAGAGTTAAAGGCGATCCAGATCTTTGGGCAAAACAAAAAGGCAACATTAAAAAGCCGAAAAAAGAAGATGTAAATGAAGCCGCTGCTGAAAAGCACGTATATCGTTTTGCAACTAAGACAAAACAAGGAAACATTCATCATCCCTCTAAAGATGATGATGGTGCTAAAAAGGCTATTGAAAAAAGAACTGGTGAAAAAGTACAAAGTATGACTTATAAAGGTCTCAAGGCCCGGATGAGACGTGAAGATTCTGATGCAGTCAAAGCATTCCTTGCAAAAGGTGGTAAGATTACTAAACTTCCACCAGGTAAAGCTGCTGGATATCATGGCAAAGATGATCCTGGTAAAGGTATGCATGGTATGATGGATAAGCCAGATACAAAAGGATTTAAAAAGAATAAGTTTGTAGGGAGTATGAAATGAAAACTTACTGGGAACTAAAAAAAGAACTAGATGAAAGTATGCTTGGTCATAGTGACGCTGCTAAATTAAACGGTGGTAAATCGAAAGATTCAAACTTCAATTCACCAGAATCTCATATCGACCATCATCACAGACAATCTGGTGGACATAATAAATCTGGTGGTGATCAAGATCGCCATCGTTATCAAGTAGCTAAAAAGTTAGGGTACGACGTATAATGCCATTAAAAGTATCAGATGGAATTGCAGCATATATTGATGACTTTCAAAAGTCTGATGCCCCGCAGTTCAAAGGAAAAAGTAAAAAAGAACGACGGGATATGGCAATTGCAGCCTATCTGACAGCAAAACGTGGTGGCAAACCCCAAGAAGAAAATGTTAAGTCTGCAGATCGTAAACCAGAAACTTATACTAAGCCAGATGGCAAAAAAAGTGTACGAATGGTACCAGCAGATAAGGAAGTTGTTAAAACTGAAGCTAAAGTCAATGAGCTTTCCCCTGCAACAATGAACAGATATAAGAAAGCTGCTAGTAGAGATCAGTATAATACATCTAGTGAGATTGGTAGAATTAGTTCTACTCCAGGTCTTGGTAAAAAATACAAAGACAAAACTATTGGTGATGCTGAAAAAAGAAGAGAAAAAAGAGTTAAAGGTCTGAATCTTGCAACTAGGAGATCTGGTACTCCTGGCATGCAGAAAGAAGAAACAAACTTTGCAGTTTCGATTGAAGGTCTTCCTATGATGTTTATGTCTGCTGATTCTCCTGGCATGTTAAAACAAACACTCCGTAAGATTGTAAAGCAGCCTTCTATGATTAAAGCAGTCAAACGTGTTACAGATGCAAAAGTGAAAAAGACATTTAGACTGAAAGCTCAAGGTCGGGACGAGGTAGAAGAAAATTACAAGTATGATTATGGAAGTCCAGAGAGTATTAAGTTGATGAAAAAGGTTACTCCCGGTCAAAATAAGAATGAAGAAAAAGATCCACGTCTAGCAAAAGCTGGTGTAAGTGGCTACAATAAAGCTAAACGTACTCCTGGTCACCCAACTAAAAGTCACATTGTAGTTGCGAAAGACGGTGACAAAGTTAAAACAATAAGATTTGGCCAGCAAGGTGTAACAACAGCTGGTGCACCGAAAAAAGGCGAATCAGATAAACAGAAATCAAGACGTAAATCCTTCAAGGCACGTCATGCTAAGAATATTGCCAAAGGTAAAATGTCTGCTGCTTACTGGGCAGATAAAGAAAAATGGTAAAGAGGAAATGAATGTACGAATATAAAGCACTTATTAATCGTGTAGTTGACGGCGATACTGTCGACGTTGATATTGATTTAGGATTTGGTGTATGGCTTCATGATGAACGGGTTAGAATCATGGGTATAGATACTCCTGAATCAAGAACACGGGATTTAGTGGAGAAAGCATTTGGACTCGCATCAAAAGCAAGACTCAAAGAACTCATACCTGAGGGAACAGTACAAACTCTTAAAACAGAGGTCGATAAAGACGGAGAAGACGCCAAAGGTAAATTCGGAAGAATATTGGGCGACTTCCTTTCAGAAGGAGGACGTCGTATCACTGAAATACTTATTGAGGAAGGACATGCTGTAGACTATTACGGTGGAAGTAAAGAAGAAATTCAAGCGCAACACATGAAGAACCGAGAACGATTAATAGCAGAGGGAAAGGTTATTTTAGAGGAGAAATAATGTTTAAAAAGCTAGCATTTGTTGCTGGCTTTATTATGTGTGCGTCCGTTGCATTGGCTCAAGATACAACCAATGTGAACACTACGTCTGACAGTACCAGCAACATTACAACAAACAATACGTCGACAAATACAAACAACAATACAAATACGTCGACTAATACCAACACCAACACGAATACAAACACTAGTACTTCGACAAGCACGAACACGAATACTAGTACTTCAACTACGACTGAAAATTCTACAATTGATAGTACTACAAATAGTACAAGTAATAATACAAATAACAACACAAGTAGAAGTACAGTTGATTCTACACAAACTTTAAAGTCACCACCTGCCTCTGCTATCTCACCATCAATTGGCGCAAGTAGTTCTGATATTTGTACAACTGGTGTAAGTGGTGCTGTACAAACCCAGATACTTGGTATATCTGGTGGGGCAACCATTCGTGATTTAAACTGTGAAAGACTCAAAATATCTAAGACATTATATGATATGGGTATGAAAGTTGCAGCAGTTTCAGTTATGTGTCAAGATCGTAGAGTTTTTGATGCAATGCAAATGGCAGGAACACCTTGTCCATATTTTGGAGATATAGGACAAGAAGCCCAAATGGGTTGGGATAACGACGAAGAAAGAATACCTGAGGAGATTGTAGATGACAGTAATAAAGATGCACCACTTAAAGCATTTGCTGCTGGTGGTCTTAGCATTGGTCTTCTTTTCCTCTTACTCTAAAGCAGATCAAACTGGCAACATACTGAATAACACCTGGTCTGGTAACTATGGTCTTGGATACTGGGGTGGTACATCTGGTGGCCAAATTCCAAATTTAGGTGGTAGTACATTTTACTGGGGACATGGCGGTGGTGTACTATCAAACACCATTGCAATTAATAATGCGTTACAAGAAGAAGGTGTCCAAGTTGAAGGATATTCATATGTCTGGAAAATAAAAAATGGTAATGCTAATGAATATACAAATCAACCAGGAATAGATCCAATGGAAATTACCGTTGAGGTTTATAAGGCAAACGGTGATTTATATCAAACATACGTTTACGATTATGGATATTCACATGACTGGACAGCTCATAGTGGATCAGAAACATTCCCAGATCAATTCTTAGATCCAGCATTTTTTGGTAATATTACAGTAAAAGCAGAAGGAGATGATTCTGGATATTGGGCTGGTTGGTACGGTCCAGAATTTAATACTGCTCAATCTAGTTTAACACTAACTTATTCATCTAATCCTTGTTATGGTAATCCTTTATATGATCCAGCTTGTGATGGATACGCAGAAGCAGTAGCACAATCAATATTAGAACAACAGGCTGCAGAACTTGCAGCTGTACCTGAACCAGAAATACAGGAGGTTTTTTATGAGGAACCGATCCAGAACAATACGAGCCAAAGCACTTTTGAAGAACCAAT